TTTGAAGAAACCAAATTCCTCAAGTCCTGTACTGGGGTTAAGCGAAGCAATGCCGACGCCCACCACCGCTTTTTCTGGGTTGATGTCGAGATCGTTAAATTTGTTCTCCACCACCGCTTCAAACACTGGGTCATCAAACGCTTCAGGTGGCAGCACAACTTCACCCGCTCGCAAATGCGCCATCGTAGAGTCATCACCTCTGCCCATATTTGCCAGCATAGCTGCTTGGTCGGCAAAAGGCGCATTCATTGCCGTCTGCAAGCCTTCCTGCAAATGCCCAATTTGCCGCTTCTCGACTGGATCATCGGCCATCGTCTGAGCGTTCATCAGGGCTTCCATTTGCTCCCGTATTTTTTGATTCACAAAAACTCTTTCATTTTCGCTTACAGCCCCAACGCCTCGTTCCGGTAAAACTATATTTATTCGCGGGTCAGGATTTGCATTAAAGGGATCGCGAACAAGAGTTGAAGGAGCGGCACTCGGCAGAGGCGCGTCATAATCCGTGCCTTCATAATAACGCTCTGCAAACTCAGGATCTGTTTGAAGTCGCTCGCGTGTGGTGTCAAGTTGTCCTTGCGACATATCGCCGGGGTACATAGTTTCAAGGCTAGAGCCAAGAAGGTTCTCAATTCTGCTTTTCAGGATAGGATTCATACGGTCACCGAAATGCTGCCCAGAGCCGAAGTGACACTGAAGCTGCTTAGAGTTGTTTGATGCTCATACAAATTACGCATTGTTTTTCCGTCAAATGCTTGATGAACTTCGGTCGTTGAATTGAATATTATAGCGCCAGTGGCAAATTGTAAACTGTCAACTTGGTTTTGCGTGAAATGTGGGCTAATCGATATATCGATTGCGCCTAAGTTTAGCTCTAATATTCGAACCAAGCGATTGTAAATGTCAGGCGTTACCTCGTCACCTGTAGCAAGCGGCAGTTGCGTTTCAAGCAACTTGCTCATCGTCTTCCGCTTGGTTGAATCTCAATTCGCGAGTCGCCCAAACGCCATTTGTAGCCGAGCGCGTCGGTCGCATCCTCATCGGACTCGAACCGAAAAACAAGTTGACGCGCGCGAGTCCTCAAATTTGTAAAAGGCGCGCTTGCTTTGACTTGTGTCGTGGTATCGGTTGTCAGGCTTTCCAGAGGCTCATTGCGTCGTTTTAGCACAATGTTTAGAGCTGCATCTGCCGAAACGCCATCCTCCAACACAAAGCGAACATCAGGGATAATTTTCTTCACAAAAGAAAACTGCTCACCATCGCCAATATCCATGTCGCCCGATTCCACAAACACGTCTGTCATGACAGACGTGTCATCGTCATAACCGTCTTCGTGTTCAAATATACAGAATGATCCACTAATATCTGCACCCGCTCGGGGGTGATCTTCAACGCCCTGATCGGTCCAGAAGTATCGTTTCAATTTTCCAATAGACCAGACCCCTGATTCATAATTGTATGTGACAAAGCGGGATATCTCGCCAGTGTCGTCCTCAATGGACGGGTAAAAGAACCAGAATTCGCTGTACTCTGAATTAAGACCTATGTGGCATTTAAAAGCCTGAGAGAGGTCAATGTCCTGAAAAACATACTCTTGTACGGTGCAAGGGAGCCGCCTGACACTACCCGCGTAAAGGTAAAACGCGCTTTTGCTCGCAAAAAATACGCCTACGGGACTACTTACTGCGGCCTTTGGACCGATCAATCCCGCGCCCTCATTGATAAGGTTGACAGCAAAGGTCAAAGGCGCGCCAATAAAAGCCATGTTGTATAAAGCGGTATCAGTCCAAATCAATATTTCTTGTCGGCTTTTTATGCCGCCAATGATCAAAGATCCAGCGCTCAGGCGCACGCTGCCTGCCGTGTTAGTTGATTTTGATTCGAACTCAAGCTCATTTTCGCTGTCAGAAAACGCAATCAACATGGGATCAAGCGTGCCCGTCCGAGATCCACTGCTCAGGGTATCAGCTCCAAGCACAATCAAATGCCTATCTCTTTCACTCGTAAGGACTTGCAGAGCTCGCGTGGGAACCTGATTTGCCGTTGCTATAGTGGATAACTGGACCGCTCGCTGACTGGTGCCGCTACTTTCGAGCCATCTGAAAAGATCTCCGCCACGCGGATTGATAATAAGGTTTTCACCAAAATTGTCATGCGTCCACAGGCGAAGTTGGTTTTTATCGGTGATTGCGTTCGCAGAACCCCACGCGCCTGCACCCCAAGCGTTCACCCCCCAGCCTGTTGACGAGACAAATGTGTTAGTGCCTGTATTAGTTTGATAAGCGCCAACGGTGCTTGACCCGCCGTTGCCAGAGTCTGAGCTGTTGGCTGTAACAGTTGCGCCCGACGTATCTTTGGCAACAATCGTGTAAGCGTTTGCACTCGTCACCAAAACAATTTGATATTCTTGGTTGAGCACAGCCGCTGTTACATTGCCGCCTAATGAAGCAGCACCGCTGAAAGTAACAAAGTCATTGTTTTCAGCGCCGTGGCTAGTGTCGGTCACAGTGATCGTGGATGAGCCATTGGTCGCTGCAAAAGTCACATCGCCTGCGCTTGTCGTTGAGCGAATTGGCGTCACGTCAAAATAAGAGTCACCCTGCTCGATATAGTATTTTAGATTTGTACCTACACCAAAATATTTTGTGCCATCAAGCGCTATCCAAGCATGGCCTGCTCGCGGAGTGCCGAGAAAGTTTGAAGTGCCTAATTTTTTCCATCCGCCAATTTTTTCAACGCGGTTTTTTCGAAATCTGACAAGATTGCCGTCGGTCCAACCGCCGCCTTCCGCATAATCCGTGGCTTCCTTTACAATGCCCGGTTTGAAAATAAGTTTTTCGAGCGGCATAATTCAAGCCAAGCGAATGATCGCCCCAGTCGCCGTAGCCGCAGGAAACACGATGGTGAAGTCGCCACTTGAGCTTGACTTATCAGCACCAAAATCAGCTACAAAAACTGCTTTGTTACTGTTTGTATCGTTGTAACACATGCAGCCTCTCGCTGTAATCGTGCTTGACCCAAATGTCAAATCCGAAAAGTCGCAAACAGCGGTTGTGCCAGATGCAACAGGAGTGACGCTTGTCAGAGCCGACCCACCCGAGCTGTAACCTGTCCCGCTTGCTTGATTGGTCGTTGTGAATGCGGTTGCTGTCGCTCCAAGCGTGGCACTTGAAGTATACAAAGCGAGCTTGAATGTGTTGCCACTGCTGGCGGTAAAATTATGAGTTCCCTTCAAAACTTCTGTCTTGAAGGAGGTAACAATCGCAGATGTGATCGCCATGTTAGATCTCCGAAATTATTTTAGCAATGTCATCGTGTCCTTGATTTTTCATCAAGTTTGACAATGTGGTGCGATCGCTTTTTATAGCGTTTCGCACATTCAGCAATATTATATGATAAATTGCATTTTTGAAAGCATGAGCTTGCTGACGCACATGCTCAGGCGCGGAATCGCTGATCGAGCAAATTTTGTCTGCTGTTTGCTGCGCCCAAAATTCAGGTGTATGGCCCGAGTTTTGCGTAGTTGCAACACCAATTTGCCCTAATGAAAAATCTCCAACCGTGTCTAACATCTCACCCCCGATATGGCTCTGGCGCAGTCGGCGCTTCATCAAATTGCAGCTCATGTTGCTTGACCGCTTCATTCAACTGACTCTTCGGGCAAATCAACCATCGACTGTCATTATCCATAATCGCAACCAGAGGGTCATGAAGGCGATGATAACCGTAAAGTTTTTGGTCCAGCTCTACATTGTTATCCATGAGAGAGCTGCTTGATGGAGCCCCAATCATGATACCTTCGCTCATACACTTGCTTATCCAAAATTCGCAACAAGCTCTACCCGCCTCCGCAAAGTGCAAGTTGTGTTTATAACTGAAGTCTATGCCGTAGAAGTCGATATGACCGACTCGGCACCAAAGCGCAAACGCAATAGCGTAAGAAACTGTATTATTAAAATAGACGGTTGCAAACTCTCCAGCGATCTCAGCAAGCGGGTATTCAACGATTGCTGGCACGCGCTCATCCTTCACGCAAGAATAAATTGGTATTTCAGCGGGGATATCGGGCAAAACTCGACGCATTACTTCGGTTTGCAGACCAGCGTCTTCAGTGTCTAAATAGCGACTCGCGGGGTCCATCATAAACATTCTATCGGCATGATAAACCGAAACTGCGCTGTTAATTACCCAAACTTCGTCCCACGTTTTCGAATTTTGTACGTTGATTGCAAAATCAACTTGACTACCGCCCAAACCAATTATGGCGATCCTTGCGCCCTTCAGTTCAGGTTTTGTCACGTCACATTGACTCGCAACTGGTCATATCGATATTCTTGTTTTGTCTGCCTACCCTCTGCCAGATTCTTCATGCGCGCGATTTGCTCTTTGAACCGCTGATCAAAGTTTACAATCACATCGCTTGGCTCTTTCAAAAAAACCGCAGCTTCGACTAATGCGCCAAAAAATAACGCATCTGGATAATCAGTTGACAGCAGCGTTGTGCCACTATCAATGCCTGATGTCAGGGACGTTGGCTTGTTCAGGTAATGAATTTCCACTGTGATGTTTGAATCGGGTATCGGTGCGAGTTCAAAAGCCGTGTCATCAAAAATACTGTAGTAGCGAGGTTGTCCCGTCGTCGTCGTAGTCGGGCTAAATTCTTTTAGAAAAGATACATGCTTCAGTTCTAAATAATGATACTTGTTGCTGCTGTCAATAACCGCCAGTGAAAACGGCGCATAAAAATCTTCTGGTATTTTCAGAAATCGTAACCCGCTCGTTGCTGTTCCAGTGACGTTTTTTCTTTGTTGAGGCAATTGAACCAGTTGAAAGATTCTGCTTTCAGATGTTCTGATGAATTCATCAAGATTGTTATTGAAGGTTGTTTCATTCACTTGCATGTAATCTTGGATCGTGCTTTTCAAAGTCGCTAATGTGAAGCTCATGATGTCGTCACCGTTATCTCACCGAGGCTTGTTGTCACCTCATATGTGTCAAGTTGCTTGCCAAGAATTCCATCTCCGACGTTTGTATAGACCTGAAAAAAGTTGTTGTCATCCGCAGTATCTGGCCTTGCGTCTTTAATGGCTTGTGGATCAGGCGGGGCTTTCCTTGGGAAAAGCTGTGGATGCTTTGCGTCAAATTGGTCGGGCCCAACTACAAAACCCTGCCACGTTTTCTTCATGTCTTTGCGCCGATACCGAAAACCAGTAATATCGCAGATCCCGTAAGCGTATTTGTCGCTGGCGTATGGCATCAGGGCGTATCCGAGTAAGTGCCGGGCGTGATGTAAAACGATGTTTTAGCACGGTCTTGGTCCATGGCTCGTTGAAACTCTTCATCGTAAACTTGTTTAAGAATTGGCATACGCTCTGGCGCGCGTTTCATCGCTAAATAGTAGGCAAGTCCTGCGGCTAAACACGGATAAAACCGAAAAGGGATATCGAGCGTGTCAACGGCTGCGTCTGCATCATCCATTCGGCTAAGCACGTTTAGATGCACTGAATAACCAGCTTTATCTGGACTGGGCCATACCGTAATCGTTGGTGAAATCTGCTTGTCAACGAAGAATTGGGTTGGCTTGCCAGTGCTTGTCTTTGTCGCCAAATGAGAATATTCGGCACGACTCATGCGTGTCATCGTAAGATCATTGTCGGTGGAGTTGATCGTTTCGCGGTTGAAGGCATCGAGCACATCGATTGTGGCTGTGGGATTGACCGAATCTATCGTGTAGCTAACCGTGCCGACGGACAAACTGATGATTTTTTGCTTAACAGTCCACTGGTTGAGACCACGATTGGCCCATTCTGCGAGCATAAGATTGAGACTGCGGGTGGCTGTTTTGAGATCATAACCAGTTCGAAGTTCAAGGCCAACGCGCTCAAACGCTTCCTCGACATAGTCTGCAACATCTAGTTCAAAGTTTTTACTACCGCTCGTCGCCATCCTGCCCACCCTTAGCATAAAGATTGTCGAAAGTATAGCCTGCGTCGAGGTAGCTGTCATCACTTTCTGCGTTGATAACCCACTGCGACGGCTTAAAGTCAGGCGCCCCTTCGCCTCTTTGCCACAACGCAGGATTAGTGCAGCGAACTCGGTTGTTTGGCAAGGCAATGATATTCCCAGTCCACGGTCCAGCATCTGTGAGCTCAAGAACGTGGCTTTGTTTATGCTGTGCTGGATCATCCGCGATTGAGTGATCGGTGTAGTCAACCGTAAAATAATACTTTGCGGTGTGAAATTCTCCCGCTATTTTGCAGATCCAAGGGGAGCTGCTCACACGGTCGAGCACGATGACATCGTGATGTCGCGAGCTACAATCCCATGGCTGCACTAAGTGAGCCATCATCGGCTCGGGCCAGTCTTCAAGCGGCACGTCAGCAACCAAAGCGTTGATTGGCATCCGTGCCCACATCGCTCCGCCGTGGACATTTGGCTCGCTGTCGTCATCATAAGTTTCAGCGCCCGTGAAGACTACTTGAAAACTGAGGGATCGATCAGGAATTGTGGTCACCGCAATAGCAAGGGCATGCAAAAACTCACCATGGTATTGCTGGTGATTATGGGTGTATTCGCGGCGAACGAAGCAGGGGAAGTGGGGAATATTGCTTTGCAGATAACTCATGTGCGCTCCTGTGCATCAAATTGGACATGATTGCACAAAAGCGCAAATTTATCTACCCAAATAGACCTCTATTCGATGATTTTGGTGCGCGAAAGTTTTTAGCAACTCCAGTGGCTTTTTTGCGAGCACCGTTTTTGGCAGACATCTTCCCACCTTTCGCCATCATTTTGCCACCTTTCGCCATCATTTTACCGCCTTTCTTCATGTTTGGCGGGACGCCGGGCATGTCACCATTCTTTTTCATGTTGCCGCCCTTCATCATCATTTTACCGCCCTTTGCCATCATTTTACCGCCTTTCTTCATCATTTTTGCGCGTTTCACAATTGTACCTCCGTCTGCTGCAAAAGTTTTTACATTAGTTGGTTTACCACCTACGCCCTGCGGTTTTGCACGCTTGCGCTTGACCGCAGAGGCTATTTCTTTCTTCGTCATGCTTGCTGCTTTTGCGGCAGGCACACACTTCGGATAAGCTCTTTTTGAATCCTTCGCTGACTTCCTACCACATTTTTCGAAGCCGCCCCCTTTTTTAGGTGCTCCGATGTCAACCCAGTTTTCTGAGCCGAACCATTCTTTAAGCCCCCTCTTCTTTTTAGCCACGGGGAACCCGAGTTGTTTTGCGCTTGTTGTTCATGATAGCACCGCACCCGCGAGCCTGTAGCTCTACGCTGCCGCCTTGGTTCATGTTACGCGCTATGGCCTCACCGCGTTTGCGCTCATAACGGCTAATCTTGCCATCCTTGTTCAAATCAGACTTTTTGGCGTCAAAACCTTTTACTTCGCCGCCTTCAGCTTTTTTTGCACCTTTATATTTTCCACCCATGCGCTTGTACTCTTGCACCATCCAACCATTGGAATATGCACTGGGATAAACATCAAACTTGGCTTTTGCCTTAGCCTTTGCTTTTTTATAAAGCGCGGGATTTGCAACATTCTTTGGCACTTCACTCATCGTCCTCGCCCCCTTCCTAGCAGTCTTCCAACATTTTGCATACGTTCTGCAAGCGCTCTTCTCACCATTTCCTGCTTGTCTGTATTTACTGGAATCTGACGACGTGCTGGTTTTAGTGGAGGAACGGTCGGCACTCTTCTCGGCATAGGCAACTGCGGCGCTCTTCTTAGATTTCTTGTGTCGGCTGGTCTGAGGCTGTCTCTCACTTCGCTTGCTCTCCCCAAAATGTCGCGCAATTTATTAAAGCCGTTTTTGTTTTGCAGCACATCGAGGGGTGGCGGCGACACAACAGGCACAGAGGTGTACACAAGTCTGCCATCTGGTCTAGGTCCACCAGCGACAATGCCTTGCGGTAATCTTGAAAGGTCTTCTGAAATCGCATCTTCAGGAATAGTTCTAGGAGCGCCTGCTGGTAGTTCTATCATGGGCGTTGGCGGAGGCGTTCTCATTTCGTCCACCCTTTTCCGCAAATTTTCAATGGCTTCTCTCGACATCAAACCGCGTCTGCCGCCCATTGGAAATTGACGTTTTGCCTCAACGCGCTGTCGATCTTCTTCGTCCATGTCGGGCATCGTTATTGTATCTGAGACTGCCTGATTTGCATTTGCCTGCGCTCTTGCAGCGTTTATTCTGTCTTGCATATCTTGCGTTACTGTCAACCCACCGCCAAATGGCAAAGGTATGGTTGTTCCAACTGGCGGCAAACTTGGCATAGTAGGCGTTGCCACTGGTGGTGGCGTTGTGCCTGCTTGTGCCGCTTTTGCAGCGTCAATTCTTTCTTGAATGTCGTCAGGAATTGTGAAAGAGCCGCCATAGGGCAAACGAATGACAGTGCCCGGCGCTGGCATATTTGTCGGAGGCGTTCCAACTGGTATCGTTTCCCCAACTGGCGGCGTTGGCGGCAATGTTCCAACTGGTGGCATTGTTCCATCTGGCTGCGTTGAATCTAAAGGTGGATCTTCAAAACCAGTCATGTCAATTGGAGCATCAGGTGGAAGCGCAATACCGTACTGTTTCGCCAGATCTCTCAATCGATCTTGATCCGTGTACATCGTATTACGAATTGGGCTTGTATCTTCATTTTTGATCCACTTATAACCCAACATCGCCTCCAACTCAGCTAACGTAGTGGGCGTTTTTTTGGTGTCAATAATTGGGTCAGGCCGTTCAGGTTGCATTGGATCAGAAACTGGAACGGTTGGATCAAAAGCCTCTGGTGTGACTGGCATTGGGTCGGGTCTGGGCGTTGGATCTGTTTGCATGGGTGGTGTAGCAGGCGGAGGCTGAGTCGCAACAGGCGGAGGCTGAGTCGCAACAGGATCACTCGGCATCGGCTGAGTTGGCATCGGCGCTGGTGCTGGTTGAGCTGGCGCTCGATCACGAACCGATGGTGGCTGCAACAAATAACTAAACGCTTCATAAGGACTGCGCCGAGGGGGTAAAGACGCCAGCGTTTCTTCATAAGAAACTGGCTTAACTAGACTTGTAATTCCATCTGACATTTAAATCACCAATTTTTGCAGGACCAATAAGACGCAGCAAATACATCTTTTTTCTTCTCGACCGCATCGCAATTATGGCGCGCTCGAAAAGATTTTCTGCGGTCTGGTTGATCTTTTTTGATTGACATATTGGGGTCGCCATATCGGACAACTTTAACTTGGTCGCCTTTTTTGGCAAGTACCTTGAACTTTTTCTTCTCGCCCTTGGTCCTTACCTGTTGATTGAAGCCGGGGAAGGTCTGGCCTCGATAGCTCAACCTTCCCGATTTCAATCTTTTGACTTGTTTAACATCAGCCATACGCTTTGATCAGTTCTAGGATGATCATGTAAGTGTCGCCTGAGTCGGCACCCGTGGTAGTAAAATCGAGATCACCAGTCTTGCCACTTCCAGCGTTATTCGGAATGCCGCTAAAGTTACTGTAGTCGTGATAACCATTCGAGTCGGGCGATAAACCAATTGCCAAGACATTGCTCGTTGCATCAAAATCAATTTTGACGGACATCCCTACGCATTGCCACCAGATTTTGTTGATGGCAACCGATGAGCACGCCTCGCCTCGAAGATTTGCGCCAAGCTCTGACACATCAACTTTTTTGACTGCGGATTCCCCCGTGCCGTCGCTGACGTTGGTAAACTTCAAGACAGCTTTTCGCTCACCATCCTGAATCGTTTGGCTAGAAACTGCATCAGCCATGTGTCACCTCCGTTTTTATAGCTCGCCGTCTGCTGTGCGCTCTTTCATCGCCGTGATGTAGTCAACTGTCAAGACTTTCGCAGCCGCTGCACCGTTTTGTATTCCAAACGATACGGTCATTTCCTCATCATCTGGGGCATTGGTGTTGACCACCGTGCCTGCCAAGACATTGTTTTGAAAAACATGAAACTTCTGATCTTTTGGCGAATAAACAAAACCGACGGTAGTGAAAGTGTCATCCTCTATTGCGGTTGGCAAATCAAGAGTGCTTTGAGTGCTATCTTTCTCCACAATAAATTGCAAAGTGGTCGAGCCGTCGGTCAGCAAAAAGAACATGCCATCCGTCACATTTAGCGGAGACGTATCTGTTAGCTGCAAGCCCATCACTACATCGCTCGCGTCTGCATCGCTGGTTTTGAAACGAGCTTTAAACGCGATCTGTTTGCCTGCCTCATATTTAAAGCCTTCTTTGACAAGCTGGAAGAAATCATGATCGTTGTCACCAGCCGCGTTCGTGATGACAAGCAAGCCGCCGTCGCCGTCGCCTAACGCTTCGGTTGCAGAGCCTGTGCCGTCTTCAGTGGTGGTAATGGTGAAATCTGCAGCCGCGTAGGTGTTGAAGTCTTCATGATAAACATGGTATTTGGTTGGATCTGGCGCTTTAATTTTACCAAAAGTGCCATCGGCGCTCACATTCGTTACGCCTGAAGTAAAATGCGTCGTCATAATAAAGTCCTCCTTAGACCAGTGACTCTTTGTGAATCACCATATTTGACTTGTGTAGTGTACGATAAACCACAAATAACTCAACTTTTTTTAAAAAATGTGATGTTTTTTGCATTTTCTTGTTATAAATAGTTGCACACTGACACGGAATTTGGTATATTAACAGTGTGAGAAATGATTTGAAAACAGGAGAGAGAAGATGAAAAGACTTAGCTGGGAATTACCAAAGGAAAAGCCAATGGTGCCACAGGTCAAATTTGGCATCCGGTTCACCCTCAATCAATATGCCTACAGTGAGATCGATAATTTTGTTGAATGTGCAAAAGGGATCGAGGCAGACGACGTGGACAACATGTTAGAGCAGCGTTACATCGACTTTCTTGTTGCCTTGTCATCTGGGAAAGTGAAGCCCTCTACCCTAGTTGATGTCGATGTTTTGGCAGTGTTTGCAGACGATTTGCACAATCGAGCTTCCATTGATTTTTTGGAAGGCAACTGGGATGACGATGCGGACATTAAAGCCGGGGGAAAAATGTTTCTGGGCCGCTATAACAAGCTCAAGGAAGTTCACCCTAAGTTGATCTAATAATTAACTGAACCGCCCCTCCGGGGGCATAAGGAGAGAGAGTATGGAAACAATTCAAGAATTAGCCACCTCAATTCAAGTTGCAGTCGAGAAGCTGAATGAGCGTATGCGTAAGGCTGATGAAACGCGCATGAAAAAGTTCATTGAAGCAGGCGAAAAGTGGAACGAAGGACTGTCGCCGACTATTGGCAAAAGCGGCATGACAATCCACGCGCCCTGCGATTTTTATGTTTGGGAGTACCGCGAGGGTGGTGAGCTTGTTGACGGAGAGTTTATGGCGGGTGAGTTTTTACCCATCGGCTCACAATTTGGTTTAGGCATGGGCGGCGGCGACAAAAAAGTGCGCGCGGAGTATGTGCCTGAGTGGGTGTTTTTGCATTTGAAAGAAGCGCTTAACTTAAATCGGACAGCGCCTAATTTCGACCGAAACCGCATGGGTATGGAGCAAGGTGCGACATTTGAATATGACGGAGAACTTTGCTCGCACGTCTATTGCCGAAGCAAAGTTGTCGCTGATTTGCTTGAAGAGTTTGTTGATGCGCCTCGCAAAGTGAAGAGAGAAGAAGAAGCCAAGCGCAGAGAGGAAGAGCTCAAGCGCCGAGAGGAAGAGTTAGCTGCGGCAGAACCTGTACCATATGGTCGTATTGACGTATGCGGTGAGGTGTTAAGCGTTAAGTCGCAGGAGTCTATGTACGGTTGGACATTAAAGATGCTTGTCAAGGACAGGCGCGGTTTCAAACTGTGGGGATCTGTTCCGAGCGCCATCGATGATGTTAGTCGAGGCGATAAAATCAAGTTTACTGCTGCTGTCGAGCGATCCAAAGATGACGAAAAGTTTGGGTTTTACAAGCGTCCCACAAAGGCAGCTTATGTTGAAAGCTTCGAAGACGTAGCATAAAAAAAGGGGGTGCAAGCACCCCCCTTCAAACCCAATGCCTTTCGGCAGGGAGAGAGAAAACTCTCTAAGCGCCTTGTGACCCGAAGATACCTCTGAAGTCAGAGTGTCCAAACGAGTACCGCTCTCTCGACTTATATCGGAGATTGCCAGTGCTGAAATCTGGCTCCATGGTTGTTTCCATAGCAGTTCGTTGGAACATCTTCAAACCTTCACCAGCGTCGGTGACGCTTGTCAGGATGAAATAAGCATCAGGATCTGTCAGGAAGTGATTGACGGTATAACCACCCGGCAATACGCCCGTGTTACGAATAGCGTTGATATCGTTATCCGCTGTTCCTGATCTTAGGGTCGAGTTGAGGATTCGATCAGCAACAAAAACGAGCTGTGGCGGAACCACAAGTTTTGTCGCACGAACGCTGATAGTCAATCCACGGTCGTCCGTAAACGTCGAAATATCAATCAGATTATCCTCAAGCGATGTTTCATTAAGGTCAGCCATAGTAGTGGCACGGTTTGCCAATGTGCCGCCTCCCGCAAGCGGGTGGTCAGTTGCAATCAAAGGCTTGCCATCACCGCCAGCAAAACTCGTCGAGAAAGCATTGTTCAGAACGCTGGCGCCCTTCACTTCCTTCGTGTTTTGCATGCTTTTAGCCAACGCTTTGACGTACCGACGCCCAAGGGAGTCATACAAATTATCTTCCAAAGCCTCTTCCGTTCATAAGTCATCAGTTATAATGACTTTTTTGTTCAGATCGATTCGCTACTTTCGATCCCGCTCCCTTTTCAGGGAGCCGCTGCATGTCACCATGCAGATCAGACTATATCTTCAACCGTTCTGGTTGGATGGCGCTTCCACTCGCTTGAGTGTACTCCTTTGCAGGATAGTCGTTGCACCTTCCTCTTTCGAGGCTTGGCTCAGTATTGTCTCTTTTGAGATGTTCACTGAATTCACCATCTTATGTCCTGCGTATTCCTACGCAGCGCACCCACGGAAATTATCAAGCGCGAATGCTAACGCAACAGTATCGTGCGTATAGCGGGCAGTGTAACCTTCATTTGCGTTGTCGAAAGCCACTGATTGACCTTCAGTTTTTGTTGGTGCATTACCAAAGCCAGTAATTAACACCTCCTCCTCGAATGCTCGCTGCGAATCCTCGATTGCAAAAATCTCCTCATACTCATTAACGTATGAATCGTAGGACTGCCCAAACAAAGCATTGAGGCCGGGTTCCAACTCTTTTGCGAGCTGTGCTCTTGAAATAGCCATTGTCTAAAGCCTCCTGTTATGCTAATCCAGCGCCTTTGACGCCAAATACGTGGTTTTGAATCACACAGAGAACATTAGTCGCGTCAGCCGACACGTCAGAATTTTCTGGATCTTCCGAAATGTCGATAACTTTCACCGACAGCGTAGTGCCCGTTCCACCATCGGCAACATTCAACTCAGCACCTGAAATACCAGTGCTTGTGCTTCCAGCGGTAGTGTAGACAATATCGAAGTTTCCGAACAAGTCTGCGATCGGGAATGCAGCGTTACACTGAATCTCGAACACAACCGACGGATCATCGATTATAAATGCGATTATATCGCTTGCGTTTGTGGACGCGGGATAGAAATTACTAAACACTTGCTCCGACGTTGTCGGATCTGTGTACATGCACCCATTAAAAACTCCTACGATTGGGACGGTGCCACCGTCGGCATGTACTTCTACAGTACCTCCAGTGACCTGAGCTACCATATCGCCTTGAAAAATTGATGTTCCATAGTTCGCGGCAATGCGGTATCGGGATTGTCCACCCGTGTAGGGAGCGCCACCGATCATGCGGATCGGCTTCATGCCAAATGCAGCATCTTGATTAGCCATTTAGGGCCTCCTTCCAAAAGTAACATTTGTTTGTCGCTGCGGTTCATACTTGACATATTTGCGATCACCACGCTGCTCGTTGAACATGTTGTTGTCCAGAGCATCATCTGCTTGCTGAGTCATATTTTCGTAGTAAGCAGATCGCTGATCAACCAATTCTTCAGGTATCTTCGCCAGCAACAAACCCTCATTGTAAACGACCCCCGCGTGCCTGCCACTGCCGTCCATGGTTGGGAGAACCCATTCTGGCGGCAGCTCTTCGCCCCGCACAAGCTCAAATCCTTCCCTCACTCTTCGGCTGACATTTGCGCGGTCTTCGCTCCCCAGCATAGATTCCCGTATCCACCGATAAACATAACCTTCTGGTGGTGGAGGGGTATCTAGCTGACGAACAGGTCGCCACGGTTGTCTACGAACTTGTTTATCGTGCTGTTCTGCATCACGGCCACTGCGCTCAAGTGTTCTCTTCGTCATCCTGTTTGCCTCATCTCTATCTTCTGCTTTTCACGGGCGACTTTTTGCAACCATGCTTTGTCGTCCTCGCCATGCGGTTTTAGAGCCAAAGCTCTTTCCATTTCCGACTGAGTGAACTTCACGCCGTTTTTTCCCTGTGTTTTTTGTCGCCCCGAGGGGGCGGAGGCAACTCTTTGCACCGAGGGTTGCTTTTCCGATTGCTCGACAGGTTGTTCATTCACTAAATTAGGATACTTACTTTTTATCGATTGGTCCAGTTTTTCGTAATATTCTTCAGAATCTACTTCAACACCTTGCGCTGCGAGCATGTTGTGATTGAATAACGCCCACATAGATGCCTCATTATGTTCTTCTGAGTCGCTGTTTCCTGTGGCGTCAAACCAAGCGTTCCGCTCTGCCCATTCGACAGCCTGATCAGAAGGTTTTATTTGTTTAGGTGCTTGCGGTTGAGCTTGCGGTTGCGCCTGCGGCTGTTCTACGACCTGCGATTGCGCTTGTTGTGCGCCTTGTCCAGCTCGCATCTTCGCAACACGCAATCTTTCTTTTTGAATGCTCACGTCATTTTTCAAAGTAGTGGCTTTGCTCATCAAATCTGGGTCACCTGACTCAAAAGCTTTTCGATAAATATCATCTACTTGAGCCTCTTTGCTGGTCAGAGCTTCCTCTTCTTTCTCAAGAACAGTGCTCTGTTGCGAAACGGCATATTGTTTGTATTGCTGCAACTCAGCATCTTTCTGCTTTGCAAGTTGCTCAAGGTAGGATGCCCGTTCTTCGGCGTCCCGAGCTTTTTTCTTTTCTTTGTTGACGCGCTGGCTTACCTCGCGCGTATAGCTGTCCAGCTCATCTTTCGGATCTGAATCCTGAACGTGGATTTCAAGTTCTTGCTGCTGCTCTTCTTCACTCATCGAAAACTCACTATGTCAGTCGGTTCAAGTAACGTGGCAATCACTTCATCGTCATTTATGATGCGTGCCTCCATAAATTCTGTCTTGTCGCCTTCTTCGATGGGGACTTTAAAACGAGCCCCAGCATATCGACCTATGGCAATCCAGTCGCCTTCGGCGCACCATGGTGTTGTCCCATACTTTTTCTCGTCATCGTAGCACGTCGGACCCATACGAATAACCTTGGCAACGACAGAGGCAAGCTGCTCCCGCTCGCGTGTCTCCTTTGTGAGCGCAATACCGCCAGCCGATTTGCTTTCACCAAAAAAGGGAATGACCAAAAGCCGCCAACCTGTGGGTTGAGGCAGACGATCAATTGCATTTTTGTCTAGAAGTGAAGGATCAAGAACTCTTTCTTTTTCCGCCACGTAAGGCGTTTTTAATTTGAGTTTGCTCATTAGTGTTCCATTTTGTAAAAATCTGCAATATTTTGCTCCATTTCTTTGAGAACTTCAAGCCTCCCTTGCAAATCTTTATAATGGGCCATGTCGGCTAACAAACCGTCGAGCATCGTTTCTGCGATGCGTTGACGATCTTCGTGAATTTTTTTAAGCAAAAAGGAACGTAGATCGAGATCATCCATTTTTTTACGATTTTATTTTTTTGTGCGCGAGCGTTTATTTGTGTGGCCTTTAGCCTGATCTTTTTTTATTTTTTCAAGCTCTTTTGCCTGCCCCGCATGAAGTTTGGATGCTTTTTTAAGACCTTTAATAACCTTGTCTAAATCTTCAGTGTAGTGAGGCATGTTTTCACCTTTTTTCTGTCATTTTTTTGGTTTGTTTTTTGCCGGGTTTTTTTCTGCTGACCTTTTTTGCAGGCTCAGATTTTTTTGCTTCTGTTACGGCGGGAGACGCGGTTTCTTTCGCAGCAAGTGGAGTTTTTTCTCCACTCGCAATTCTTGCTTCTTTCGCCGCTATCTCTTTCATTCGAGCATCGTGCGCGCGTGCTTTTTGTTTTTGCTGCGCGATTAATGTTTCCTGCTCGTGCAATCGGGCAAGTTCTTTTGCTTTTTTGAGCTCCTTAACCGCTGCTGCTTGATACGAGTTAACCATAATAATCCCTCAAGTTTTGTCGTAGTACATCAGTCCTTTTGTCGCGGCACCTGTGCCACGAGTTTTTTTCTTCGTTGCCTTTTTTTTCACAAAAGGCACATCCATTTTTTTTATCTTACTCAAATCTTTGACTTTCATCATGCTGCTCCTCGTTTGTTTTGCAAATCAAGCAGTTTCAAATTTGCTTGCTGATCAAGCCGAGCTATCGCAACATCAAGTTTGTCTTTGGCAATATCCCGACTAGTGTCGATTCGTTCTTTCTCCAAAACATTTTTGGCCTCTTGCTCCGCTGCTCTTTGCCCTTGTTTGGCAGCAAACTGGTCGTTGTCCAATTCAATTTGTTTCTCACGCAGATCAAGTTCTCTCTGCCTAATTTCAACCAATGGGTCGGTTTCGTTGTCCTGACCAAGCGAGGTTATCAGAGAACCGCTCATTTCTGCAAGAATCGGAGCAGCAATTTGAGCTTGCGCTTGCTGACCTAATTGCACCACCGCTTGAATGAGGTCTGGGGGCACCGCTTGCCCCGACTCAATGAGAGCCTGCAGCTCGGTCTGCTGCGCGACTATTTCTTCAGGCATGCGCTCGACCGCAATTTGTTCTGCCAAAAACTGTAAATGCTGCATCATGTGTGCAATCAACTGACCTTGCAAAGCAGGGTTTTCCGTTACAACTTTCGTCATAAACAGAGATCGATGCGCGTTGATGTGGGCAATATGATCCTGCTCTGGGAAAGCCTGTGCAGGCTGACCCAGAATCAATGCAGCATTTTCCAATCCCGCTTCCACAGGTTGTGGCGGTTGAGGTTCTGCGGGGGGCTGCAAAAGCGACTCTACGTCATCAACGCCAAGCGCTGCATACATGCGGCGGTATGCTTCGTAAATGCCGTTTGGCCCATGTATCTCGGGATTGCTCTGCACCATGGCGAGCAGTTCCTGCGCCATCGTAATTCTTTGGCTCTGCGAAAATATGTTGGGATCAGAAACTGGCACCACGTCCACACGATCATCAAAGTCAAGTGATTTAATTTCTTGTGGCGCGCTACCCGTCACATAGGGATACACGGGTGGCAAATATTCCTGAAAGACTCTTGCGAGCAGTTGGAACTCAAGTTTTTGAGCATAGTGCAACCGTTTGTGAATAGCGCTCATCACCTTTGTGCCGCGTTCCAACAGCGCAACAGTTGTGCCAACGGGCATGGCTTGATTCATATCGCCTACGTTCATGTCTGCAATCGACGCAAAGCGTTTGCCGCTTTCAACGAGCAAGCCGAGTAAGGACATTAAAACATTTGAGGGTTCTTTGATCGGAAGGGGAATAAGATTTTCTCGTAGACTAGATCCAGTGGTGTCAATATCTCGGAACTCGCCGGGCTGGAGCGGTTCATCTTCATCGCGAATCCGCATGCCGCGTGCTTTGAAGCCTGCGGGTAGATTTGCCAAAGTCCCAGCGTCGATGAGCTGACGCAATATCGAAGTGCTGGCTTTCGACAAGCCGCCGATCATGTGGCTCAAGCCAAGTCCGTAAAAACCAAGCCCCGGCAAGAACTTGTATTGCACGAAATAATTAATTTTGTTTTTCAAAGGATCATCAGGTCGGTAGTTGCGACGAATTGATAACACTTTCTGTGACGGCTCATCAATTGTCACGATGTAGGGCAGCTTCAAACCCGTTGTTTTACCTGACTCATCCGTGTCCTCAAAATTTGGCAGATCAAGAACAGTATGCACTTCGAACACCGTGCGATCCCGCTCTTCCATGTAAGTCGGCGAGGTGCCTTCGATGTCATCAATTGTTTTCTCTATTTCATCTTGCGTGATGTTGCCGCCATCACCGGTCAGTTCAATATTCGCGTAGAAACCGCTTAACTGCTGTTTCTTGATTTCGTTTTTGCTCATCGAAAGAACATGAGTTACACGCTCTGCGCCACTCAAATCTGCAGCGTCATAGGGCACAATTAAATTTTCTGGCTCAATAAATTTAGATATTGCTCGATTTTGGCTTACGTCGTAATAAACTTTTTTGAAAGCACTGCCAGCTATCGGAAGATAGAACAAGAGCATGTCCAGTTCGGGGTCATAATCTTGCATCACGTTCATGATGTAAAAATTCATGAACTGCTGCACACGCTCGGCTTGTGCATCCACTTCTGCGGTGCGAGCTCCAATGACTTCGGTTTTGACTGGACCAGTGGCAGGCAACAACTCTTTGTATGCCTGAGCTTGAAACTGCGTCACACTTTCCGCCAAGATTGGGTGAATAACACCGCTTGATCCCTCAAACGGCTGCGAACGCATTTTCTCGAATTTCATGCCGAGATATTTAAGTCCGTCAATGTACGTTTCTTCCCAGTCTTTGCGGGATTCTTTGTCTGCCTTAATTGATCGAACGACGGAGCTTGCTAGATTAAGCAGTTCAGATGAAGTCAGTTCATCAACAAGATTCGCATCAAAATCTATTTGGGGAAGCTCCTCAACCTCATCGTCGAGAACAAGTTCTGACTCGGTAACTAGTATTTCAGCGGCATTTCTAAGTAGCTCTGCATCGGTGGGTTCAATTTCAACCTCGGTAATGCTGCCTGTGTCGATTACATCAGGATTGTTCTCAGTGCCTGTAATTGTATCAATTGCCATCAGTAATATACTCGTCTGTCTTTTCTGAGAAACTGAATTTCATCGGGATAATCAGTATCAAGCTGCAAAAACCCGCCCTGCCTAAACCGCATCAGCGCCATGGTCGCGCTATCGCAATAATCATCATGGTCGCCGAACGGGAAGCTCGCCATCTCTTCGACAACTTCTTCGGCAAACTGATCGTCCGTCGCCCACACCATACCAGATTCGAAAATTGGCGCAACTGAATTCATTCGAGCTACTTTATCTTGTCCTCGACTCGGCGCATAGCTTGTGACGGGGATACCCATTCTTCTCAATTCCTGCGTAAGCGGCGTGCCACTCGCTTTGGCTTCAATTAGAACGCAGTCAGGCTCCCAATATTTGTATTCGTCCCAAGCAAGTCTTTTCAGCTCTGGAAAGTCAAGTCGCAACCGTTTTGCGTCAAGTAAGATGATTTGATCTGTGCCGCCTTCCTCTGGCTGAAAAACCGCCCAAGTTGTAATTGCTGAATAATCAGCCGTTTCTTTTTTGCTGAAAGCCGTGTCATATGATTGAATGATGTAGCTATAGGGCGGTATGTCAGGAGACTCCCACATTTGCCACCACTCTCGCTTGACGATCGACCCTGACTCCGCCGTCGGTGTCTGCAGCCACTGGGCGTTCCATTTTGAAATCGGCAGAGACGCTTTTACTGACAAAAGCTCTTCTTTTTTCCAGAACTCAGGCCACAGCGGGTTGTCGGTTTCAGGCATGATCGCAGGGAACTCGATTAGATCCCATTGATCCGCGTGCTCTTCGCCTTGTCTTTTGATGACCTTGCCAACCAAATCTTTTGTGGACCATCGTGTCATGACGATGATGATGATCCCGCCCGGCTGCAATCGTTGTCGGGGTCCACTGGTGTACCACTCATACGCGGCATCCATCGCGGTCGGAGACATGGCATCTTGTTCACTGTGCGGGTCATCGATAATCAAAAGATCGGCTCCGCGCCCAGTGATTGCACCACCAACCCCTGCGTAGAAACTTTCGCCATCTTGATTGGTGGTCCATCTTCCCGCGCTTTTGTTGTCGGCTTGCAGATACAAATCTGGGAATATTTCTTTGTATTTTTCACTATCAATTAAATTTCTGACCCGCCTGCCGAAGCGAACCGCAAGTTCTGCCGTATGCGTCGTCTGGATGATTTTTGAGTTACCTTTTAGCCCCATGTACCAAGCGGGAAAGAAGGTAGAGGCAAATTCCGATTTTGTGTGCCTCGGGGGCAAGCAAACAATCAACCGCTTCAGTTTGCCTTGGGCAATTTTGTTAAATTTCTCTGCGATGACTTTGTGGTGCCGACCTTGCACAAAGTCAGGCCACATATGGTTAATAAAAGCCATGAAGTCTTTTTGACATTTGTCACGCTTGACGAGCTCGTCATATTTATTCAGTAGAATGACAGCTTCAGATCTTTCTTGCATCGAAAGAACGTCAAGATCTTTCAACTCAAATGTGCTCCCACTCTTTGCCTTGCCATAGCAGAGCTTCTGCCGCGCGTCTTCTGACAAGCCCCTGCACCACTTCACCGCTCGCCCGATTCCATCTTCGCATTTCGGTTGGCACGTCTGAGAATTGCCTGTCATTAATTCTTTTCAAAAGCGTTGATTCTTTCAAATTGGTTGGTCCTAAATTGAAAGTCCAAGCTACTAAGGCATCAAATTGATTTTGATCAAGAGGCACGTTCACATATTTATGCACATATTTTTCGAACTCAAACAAGTCCTCCACAAGCGTCTCCTCCGCCTGCTCTTGCGTGCAAGAATCACCCTCTTTCACGCCACGAGTGTGCCCAAATCCAAGCGTCCACACGTCAGCGCTGCACAAGTAGGATTCCAGTTTGCAGCCTTCAAATTTTTTTATAAGCGCAACACCTTCGGCACTAGTTTTCATGATTGAAGATCTCGAAGATAGCGTTTATTAACCTTCCATTTCCAATCAACACAAGTCGTGCTAACAACATATTTTTCCATCTCCGCCCAAAGCCTGCCGTTTTCTTTTTCATGCTCAACAAGCCAGATATGGCATTGTAACTCACTGTCAAAAGCGGCAACGCTAGTCTCTGTCATGCACACTGGTTTTTCGCCGTCTAGGTAACTGCAAATCAAAAATACTGCCGAATAAAAATTCATTGCGCTTCTTTTTTTATCTGGTCAGCGTTGAGCGCTGCAGACACGTTTACATACGCTTCGTTCTTGTCTGGCGTAGATTTGTCATCTGCTACATAACGTCCTTTGCTGTCTCGCGCACGAACACGTTTAAACTCGCGCCCAAAAAATAGTTTTAAATGTTTTTCATATAGCCAACTAATCATCCTTTGCCAACTCCTCTCACGCGCTCGTAACTCCTACCGCCAGCCAATCCCAACATCCCAAGCAAAATTGGCATCATCACACCAGCGTCTGCTTGTGGTATGATTATTCCAAACCCTGCTGCAATTGGAGAAATTAAAAAATTGACCGCAAGAGCAAAAACACAAATATAACCGCACAGCGGTCTCCAGCTTGATTGAAACCAATTTCCCTTGGCATCAGCTTTCAAAACTTCTATTTGAGACATCATAATTTCCTGATGATGTCGCTCAGATAATGTAGCTATGTCATGAGCCAGCTTTGCTTTTTCATCGGCATCAGGGATAAACTTGTCAAGTAACCCTGCAACAGGTCCAATCAATGCTTGTAACATCCTATTCTCCTTTTCCCGCGTTCAAAAATTCCATGACCGCCATGAGCATGCTAAAAATAGAAGCAGTTGCTGTCATCATGTATTTAAACCATCGCACTACTTGCGACATTGTAGCATTTTCAAGTTGTTTCTTTTTTCTCTCCTGCCTAATTCTTTCCCGTTTACATTGTTTTTGGAATTCTAAAAAATCTTCCCAAAGTCCCGGCCTTCCAGCCAGTTTCATTGTTGTTCTTAGTTCTGCTTCTTTCTCTCTAAGTTTCTCCAACTCCATAAAATTTTGGAGAGCAGATCCCCGGCCTTTCTTATTTGATCGTCGAGCAAGAATCGACTTATTATTAAAATAATTTGCACACGAATCGGCACAAGCAGAAAGGTCTTTGCCATGCTTGACCGACTGAAGCATGACATCAATTGCTTTGTTTGCTGCTGCAATTTCTTCAAGCACACTATCGTCTACTCATAAACGCGGTTGCCCCAAAATACGCCGCTACTATAGAGGCTTGTGCGATATAAAACAAACCAAGCAGATCAGACAGGGCTTTGACTCTGCTATCGGGCATCATGGGGAGCATGAGAAAAATAGAAAACATGACCATGCTAATCATGGCAACCCAAGCCATGTTTCTTTGTGAATCTGCTTTTTCTTCGCGTAGTTCAAGCTCAACCATTTCCTGATGACGGCTCAACTCCTCATCAGTAACTTCGCCGTCCCCATCGAGGTCATACTTTGCATACTTACTGGTTTTTTGTAGTTTTTTTGGCATAACCCTGAATCTCGTTTTTCATCGGATCAACAAAAGCTGGTTTACAATACGCTAACACACTTTTGTAATTCTCTTCACGGCTCGACAAAACACGGGCTACATGAACACATTGTTTTTGATTAACCCAGTAGCTTGCGACCCTCTCGTCTTGTTCTGGTGCAAGTTGCACCATCAACGCAAATACGATGATTTCCATTAATTACCCAATCCATTTGAAAGCTGCCGTCACAGTGATAATGAAGGGATACATTGACCAGAGCATAAGTTCTAATTTATCGAATCTTTTAGAACCAGACTCAAGTCGTTGTTCTATCGCAGAATATCGAAGCGCA